ATGGACAATTAGTGGAGGTAAGGCAACAAAAAGCGGAACTGATTTAGCATATTTAACGCAATCATCATTAATATCTGTTATTGGGAAGACTTACAGAGTAAAAGCAAGTATTACAAATGTAACGACTGGAAACATAAGAATAGACAATTTCACAAGCGGTACAACATACACAAGTAATGTTGAGATAGATATTACATATACCGCAACTTCTGCTGGTGTATTTAGATTTTTAGGATGGGGGGGTTTTGATGGCTCAATCGACAACGTATCAGTAAAAGAAGTAACAAATATAGGCGACTTCACCTTTGCTCGTTCATCAAGTGCAACGAGGGTAAATAGTGAGGGGTTAATTGAGGTTGCAAAAGTTTTAGGAACAACGGAAGAAGTTACAAACGGGGATTTTGCTACGGATAGTGATTGGAGTGGCTCTGCAAGTATATCTGGTGGACAACTGACTAAAACAAGCGGTGGACTTGCTTATCAAGGTGGTGTAGTTACTGCAAATAAATATTACAAAGTTATTGTTGATGTTGCAAGTTTAGACGGAGCAACAACATTGTACTTTGGTGGCAATCAATACGCATTATCTGTAGGCGTTCAAACAATTGAGGCAGTTGGTGGAACGAGCAACACTTTTTGTGGTTTTAACAATGGATATTCTTCTCAAACTGGCTCTGTATTTAATAGCATATCAGTTATACAATATATTGAAAATGACGTTCCTCGCTTGGATTATAGCGGAGGGGCAAGTTGTGCGTGTTTATTACTTGAACCGCAATCAACGAATTTGGTAACATATAGCGAAGATTTTAGTCAATGGAATGCAATAAATAACGTTATTGTAACGGATAATTTTACAACTTCTCCAGATGGCACTCAAAACGCTTCTAAATTAGTTTTCGATGGAACTACAATCGGAAGGATAGAGTTATCTGTTTCAGCAAGTGGAACAAATACGCAGTCTGTATATTTAAAAACAGAAAGTGGAACTCAAAATGTAAGTATAGGTGCTGGAACAGCAGACTTAACTGAATTTACAATAACAAACCAATGGGTAAGATATTCACATACTGGTGGTGGTACTTACCCAAGAATATTGTGCAATGATGCTGCCACAATATATGTGTACGGAGCACAATTTGAACAAGGCAGCTACGCCACATCATACATCCCAACAAACGGAAGCACAGTAACTCGTACCGCCGATGTCTGCAACAATGCTGGGACTTCTGCTACCTTTAATAGCACAGAGGGTGTGTTGTTTGCAGAGATAGCAGCGTTGGCTAATGATGGCACTAAAAGACGAATCACAATTAATAATGGTTCATCTACTCAATTTGTTCAATTAGAATATAGCGTTACGACAAATACTATCAAAGTAGGTGTATATAATGGTTCGTTACAAGGTTTTTTTACTGAAACTTTATCAGATTTAACCACATTTAATAAAATAGCATATTCTTACAAAGCAAACGAATTTAAGTTATTTGCAAATGGAATTCAATTAAGTACAACAATTACAAGTGGTACCACATTTTCAAGTGGAACATTAAGTACTTTATCATTTGATAATGGTGCGAGTGCAGATGACTTCTACGGCAACACAAAGCAACTAATGACTTTTAACGAGGCGTTAAGTGATGAGGAGTTGAGTGATTTGACTGGGCAAGTAAACTTGAGTTTTAATAATTTAGCAACATTCTACGGATATACAATATTATAATTATGGCAGAACCAACAATACAATTAGGAGGCGGAAACTGGGCTGGAAAGACAGACAACCTACTTGGATACTATAAAGAGGGTGAGAGATTTTACAAGCAAGATTTCACATTTTCAAGAAGCACAACTGGAACATACACAGATTCAGACGGCTATATCCAAGAGATGCCGTATAATTTAGCATCGTATAGCGAGGATTACACAAATTCACTACAAGGTGCATCGACAACGTTCGGTACAATTACAAGCCCAACAAGTAAACTAAATGCAAGTACTATAACAACAATTGCAAACGGAACTTATAAAGGTTGGAACAAATCATATAGCTTAATTGGTTCAACTGATTATACTTTTAGTTTTTATGTTAAATACAAAAATAAACAATGGTTATCCTTTTACCACATAGGAAGTGCTATAACGAAATTTGATGTGCAAAATGGCATATTCGGTAGTAATTCTATTGGTATGACAAAAGAAGATGTTGGAGATGGATGGTATAGATTGTCAGGTACAATAACCGCTTCATCAGGTACGAACTATTTTTATGTATATAATTCAGGTCAAAACGACCAAAACTCATCTATAGGAGATGCGTTCTATTTGTTTGGCATTCAACTCGTCAAAGGCACATCCGCAAAGACATATTTTCCAACGACAACGAGGTTAAATATGCCTCGCGTTGACTACAAAGACAACTCCAATGGCTCACTAATTTTGGAACCACAGAGGACGAATGCAATTAATTATTCTAATGATTATACTTTATGGAGTAACACACAATTCACAATAAATGGCAATTCTGTTACAAGTCCTGAAGGCATTACAAGTGGAACTAAAATAGTACCATCAACATCAAATACAGAAAAATATTTAGATAAAGGGGGATTTGTAAGAACAAGCGGTCAATACATAACGCATACAGTTTATGCGAAAGCAAGTGGGTATAATTTTTTATATCTTAGCAATTCAGCATCAAGGTTATATGCAGTATATGATTTACAGCAAGGGTTAGTAATTTACAACAATTCAAACGGAAGTGACTTTAACAATCATAGTGCATCAATAGAATTGTTTGGAAATGGTTGGTATAAGTGTGAATTAATTGGTCAAGCTCAAAGTTCGTTCGCAAGTTATTTTAGAATTTCTTGCGGTATAACTGCAATAAATTCAAGTACTCAAGGTTTATTTCAAGGTGATGGAACAAGTGGGATAGAGGTATATGGTTCGCAAGTTGAATTAAACGCATCATACGCCACAAGCTACATCCCAACACAAGGCTCATCCGTCACAAGAAATGCGGATGCGTGTGAATTAACAAACGTTGCGGATAGGATAAACTCAAGTGAGGGAACGATATATGGAGAGCAAAAATCTTTAGAAACAAACTTTAGCTACAATTATTTTGCATCGGTATCTGATGGAACAAACAATAATCGTTTAGAAATAAGACAAAGTAGTACAGGATTGCAATTTTTGTGGAGAGTAGGGGGAACTTATCAAAGTGAAATTACTAAATCAAATGCACCTTTTACTTCTTTCATTAAATATGCACTACGTTATTCTTCTACGGATATTAAGTTTTATGTAAACGGCTCTTTGGTTGGGACAATAAATTCTCCAACATTATATGCTTCAGGTGTATTAAACAATATAGAATTTGCAGATGGTATTGGTGGTAATAATTTTAGAGGTACAGTCAAAGAATTAAAATACTACAACACCGCATTAACAGATAGCGAATTAGTAACATTAACAACATAAAAAAATGATTTTTAAAAAATACGAATTTACTGACGAACAATGGGCAACCATTAGACCAACCCTATACTCTGAAGATGAGGAGGGGAACGAAACATTAATACCAGCAATCAATGCAATCGTAGAGATTGGCTTCATATGCAAAGCATTTAATGAGGAAGGGACTTGTACTGACCTATCGACTATGTATTCTGTTGATATGTTATTGAATGAAGAAGTTGAAAGTTTAGAGGATTATGAGGTTTATCCTGACCCTACTGGTGTGCATACTTTCGCTGGTGATAGTGGCTTGTATCTAAAGGCTTACTGTGAAAAATATCCTGAATCAACATTTTGTGTTGTTCCTGAAACGGATGAAGAAGAATGAAAATATATTTGACATCCATATTGAAAGTCATCATATTATTTTTTGCACCAATAAAACCGCTTATAATTTTAATTAGTTTAAGCACCATTATTGACACTGCATTTGGCATTTGGAAAGCCAAACAATTAAACGAAAAAATCACATCCAAAATATTTAGAAATGGACTCGTTCCAAAACTAATTTCATACATCACAACTATTATGATGGTGTATGGTTCGGATGTGTTTATCATTAACGAACTAACAATGAGTGTTGTGGATGTTAAGTTTCTTGCAACCAAAATCACTGCATTAACTTTGATAAGCATTGAAGTCAAATCCATGGATGAATCATTTATTGCAGTTAAAGGTTATTCGTTTATTGATAAATTCAAACAAATGATTTCAAAGATCAAGGATGTTAAGAAACAAATATGAGGGCAATCCATAAGATAATTATTCATTGCACTGCAACACGTGAAGGGGATGACATCAGCGTTGATACCATACGAAGATGGCATTTGAATCGTGGGTGGTCGGATGTCGGTTATCATTATGTCATCGATATAAAAGGCAACATAAATGCTGGACGACCAATTGAATTAATTGGAGCACACACCAAAGGACAAAACAAATATTCAATTGGAATTGCATATGTTGGTGGTGTGGAAGCAGATGGCAAAACACCAAAAGACACAAGAACAAAAGCACAAAAGGATTCAATAATTAGACTTGTAAAAAAGTTAAAAGGTTGCTATCCGGATGTGACAATACATGGTCACAATGAGTTTTCAAATGGTTTGAAGGCGTGTCCATCATATGATGTACAAAATGAAAAGGATTTATTCGGATGAATGGATTGACATTTTTAACAAGTATCCACAATTTGATAATGAACAAAGAGTTCAATATTACAAACGTGTTGGTGATTTAACTGGCAAAGCTCCAGCAAGTGTAAAAAAATACTTCTTAAATTTAAAATCCAAGATTGACACATATTGTGAAACGGCTGGTTTGCCTACTCACAATGTAAAACATGGTTGGGTTAAAACCAAAGATACAAGTTTATTTTTTAAGAATCCTGACTTTGAAGGTGCAGTTGATTATGATAAAATTCGTGAACAACTAATCAATGACTTAAAAGATTATGCACCAACATATCCACCACTGACAAGGACCAAAATCCAAGATGGTCATTTGCTGGTTGTTGATCCAGCTGATGTTCACATTGGCAAACTTTGTGAAGCATTTGAAACTGGTGAGGACTACAACACTAACATTGCAGTTCAACGTGTGAAGGAAGGTGTGCAAGGTATCATTGACAAATCACGTGGTTATAATATAGACCAAATACTTTTCATTGGTGGGAACGATATACTTCACATCGATAGCCCCAAAAGAACCACGAGTGCGGGTACTCCACAAGATACGGATGGAATGTTCTATTCAAACTTTTTAAAAGCAAAACAAGTTTATGTTGATGTTCTTGAAATGTTGCTTCCATTGGCGGATGTACACTTCACATTCAATCCATCAAACCATGACTATCAAAGTGGTTTCTTTTTAGCGGATGTCATTCAAACGTGGTTCAGAAATAACAAGAACATGACCTTTGATTGCTCAATTGCACATCGGAAGATGTATAAATATGGTCAAAATTTAATTGGCACAACACATGGTGATGGTGCAAAGATGAATGACCTTCCATTGTTGATGGCAGTTGAGGCAAAAGAATATTGGGCGGACACAAAGCATCGGTACATCTACACCCATCACGTTCATCATAAGACAAGCAAAGATTATCAGGGTATCACAATAGAATCATTGCGTTCACCAAGTGGAACGGATTCTTGGCATCATCGAAATGGCTACCAGCATTCACCAAAAGCGATCGAAGGATTTTTGCACCACAAAGAGCATGGTCAGGTGGCAAGGTTTACACATTTATTTTAAAATAATCTGCAAAGCAATCACACCAAGTGCAATGATTAATGATTGTCGTGAACGTTTAAGTTTATTCTTTTGTCTTTGGTTGCTGGTCAATACAACATCATAACGTTCATTTAGGTCATTTAAAGCGTGTTGAGTGCGTTCAAAGTTTGTTCGTGTACTATCTATTAACTCGATGTATTTAAGTTCCTTAAACGCGTTTATTTTAGCTTGAGCAACAAGAGAATCTTTTTGAATAAGTTCAACATAAATATCATCCATTTGATTGAGGGTAATAACAACCAAAGTATCACCAGTCTTTTCATCGATTAATGCGGTTTGAGAATAAGCGAATGCGTTCAGTAGAAGGAAGTATATGATAATTAGATATTTCTTTTTCATAAAATAATTTGATTGTATCTTGTTGTTTTTCCAAGCTATCCAATTGCAAATAAATAGTATCGGTATTGGTTAGGATAGGCGGCTCAATAATTTCTTGTTTATTGCGTGTTAAATCATTAATAATTAATGATGCAACTATCAATGCAAATCCAAGTGTGAGGATGTAGTATTTCATAATTGTTGTTTTACTTTATGCCAGTAGGCAAGTGTTTGTGGTTTTTTGTATCCATTTGGTCCACCATTCCAAACACGTGCAATGCGTTCAGGTGTTCCGTTTGGTGAATAGTATTCTTGTATTATATAAAATATTTCAATGGATTTTGTTTTGTTCCATCTATCATTTAAGGTGTATTGTTTGCGTTTTAAAATACGATTCACATCGTTTATCATTATTGGTCTAATCTGCAAAACACCACAAGCATCTTCGCGTTTGTTCCAAGCGTTTGGATTGTTTCTTGATTCAACATAAATAATTGCATCGACTAAAGTGTATCCCTTGCCACACCATCAGACGATGATGTGGGTTGGAATAAATAAATAAACAATAAATGAAAAATCACAGATTCACAATATTTTCTTCGGTTAAACTATCCATTAACTTGCCAAAGTTAGTAACCAGTTTATCATGGATTTCATTCTTGGTATCTTGTTTTTCAAGTAAGTCACAAGCATCCACAACAAAGGTTTCCAATGTACGTGATACTCGTTTAATGTCACGTTGTACTTTGACACCCTTGTATTTCGACATCATCCAGCAATGGAATCATTTCAAGTGATAGCAAGTATAATTTAATTAATGGGTTCATCTTTGGAACTGGATTCGGTTGGGTACTTTAAACAATGAACACATT